CATGTATCGTTCAGAATTCATGCTGACACTTGGTGCGCTCAACATCCATGATGAGTCGAGTCCATCACAGTAGGGGCAATTGATTTTGTGGTCTTCGGTCTTTTCTGCGATTTTGCAGACGACATCGAATATTTCATCGCATTCATTACAATGTTTCGTATAAGTTGGCATAGAGTCTTTCATGTAGATTTCAGTTGACTCTATACTTATAATGAGTGATCCTGTTTGGATGATGGTTCTTGGACATGGACATATCCAAATAAATCTGGTTGTTTTGGTGATAAGGAACCCCCAGAAAATCCCCATTGATGTATTAGGCGTTAGCCATCATCAAAAATAACTCATCGTTTGCAGTTACTTGTTTTGCTTGATTAACGGTCATCGCCTACCGAGTAGCCAAAACCCATACTCTTCTGTCTGTCGAATCTATTTCACCCCCATCAGAAGCACTCGAATGAATGCTTTTGGTGGAGGTGGCGATTTTGCAATCGCGTCCAGCCAACGTTTCAAAGAATCAGTTTACTACCATTCGCCCTGCTTAACTGGTCAGGGCACCCAGTATAATCTTCCATGTCTTATTTAGGCATAATACCCATAGTGAGTCTTACCAACCTCTAGGACTTTGTTGCATGTCAAACAAACAAGATCTTCCCGTTCCCAACTTCTATCGAGATATCCACCCGTCATACTGTCGGTCTTGATATATGTATCCTCATGAGGGCAGTGTTTGAAGTGATCGCGTATTTCTAGACGAAGCACTTCTGCTCGTCTAAGAGCACGCTCATGAGCGAGGTGAAGCTTCTTCAGCTTAGATTGAAAATCATCCATTAGAACGCACTGATGTAGTCATAGGAACCGACGGATTCTTTTCGGGTGAACGTCACGAGCAGACCATCAACCTTGTAGGTGTAGGTTGATGCTTTCGGGTCTACATTCACCAGATTTTCCTGGGTGATATTATACTGACGGAGTCCAGTCGTTTTCCCTTTCTCTTTCGGCGCAGACTGAGCTGATGTTTCGGAAAGTCCAACAGCAATTTCTGGCATATCATCCTCATCACCTTCAGAAGTGTAGGTGTGACCTTTTGTCATGTAACGGTTGAAGTACAGCTGGAAGCTTTCTTCTGCCAGAGGATTCCCACGATGGCTCTTTGTGTGGATGAATACATCAATCAGCTTCGTATCATTCAGGGTGTCAAACGCCGAGATAGTGTATTCCGCAACACCACCATTTGGCTTGGCATTGATATAGCGCAGAACATCACGCGGAGATTCGTTGTACCGGTTCATTTCTTCCACGAACGCTTTCAGCATGTCGAAGTTGAACGAATCGAAAAGCGCAGTGACCATATTACAGACAACATTAGTCTGGGACTGGTCGATCAGGTTATCATCGCAGTATTCACGGACGAAAGCCTTATCCAGTGCTTTATATTCCATGAAGTAGAAGATACGACCTGGGCGATTGATCAAATTCTTATCCAGCTTGTAACGGTCATTACAAGTCAAGATGAACATTTTACGCTGTGGGAAGACACCATCCAGAAGCGTCAGCATCTGTTCTTGATCTTCTTCGTCATAGACTTTCTCGAATTCATCCAGGAGAACAATACATTCCTGATCGATATCTTGGATGAATTTGTTGAACACATCACCTTTGAACGCCGTATTGACAACCAACGTTGGGATACCAACATTGAATGCCAATGAAGAAAGCAGGCGAGCAAGCATAGTCTTGCCACTTCCCTTTTCACCACTTAGCAAAATTCCTGTAGACGTAGCCCTGCTACGGTAAGTGTTCATAAAACGTTCCGCAGTCCGTGTTACATCACCATACAGTTTACCTTTGATGTCACCGAAATTCTCAGCGATCTCCAGGAAGAATGAGCTTGACATTTGATCAAACTTAACCATGTAAGTCCCCGCTGGAAGATTCTTGGTAACTTCCATGGACTGTTCCTGGGCAACCCGGAACAGATTCTGCGACCGAATATAATGTGTCATGTTTTTCCTTATTTCCGTGGTTCAGTTACCATGCGCATCCACTTATCGCGGTTCGCAGTAAATTCTTCCAGCGTCATGTTTGGCTGTTCTGTTTGGTTCATAATCTCAACAATGTGAGCGTCGTCGCGTACTTTGTACGCAGTGATGATGTCGCTCCCGATGTGATATTGGAAGCACTTTTCCGACGCACCACATACGACCGTATCCATAGCCCAAACTGCCTTTTCGGCGCGGACGATGTAGACGTTACGGAAAGATACCAATTCTTCTACAAAATATAGACCATCAGTATTTGGTTGGAGATTACTGGCGATACCAGTGATAGCACTGTTCAGTGCATTAGTTAGCGGTTCGTGATCAATCATTTTGCTTCCTCGTTTTTCAGTTAGATTGTTCATACTTCAATGAAAGTTGGTTTATAGCGGTTGTACTGAGTCCCATACTCATGCCGGTATCCGGCCGGGTTGCATACGAACCGGGTCGTACCAAGAACCGTATCAATTGTATCATGAGTATGACCGAATAGCCATAGCTCAAGATCATATTCAGTCCCGATCAAGTTAGAACAGTCGGAGACAAACGCACCGTTCAACAACGAATCTCGGAACCTAGCAGATACCAACTCATAGCGAGGCATGTGGTGAGTAATAACAACACACTTCTGATCTTCAACCCGATCGTTCACCAAATGATACTTGATGAAAGATCTATCTCGTTCAGACATAGCTCGCATATGATCTGGACGCAACCTTTGACCATGTTTCGTGATCCAGTGGAAGTCAGCGATGTATCGACCAATTTCCTGGTTCCTGAAGTGATCGACACTACATTCACCCCAGAGGGTTGTGTAGATGAACTTCACTCCATGAAGAACCTTTGCACCCTGCACAGAATGTAGGTTAGGAATTCCACCGATGTCAACGACTTCACGGTCGAAGCGAGGCTTCCAGTCAGCCAGTTCATGCTTGTAATACTCGTGGTTGCCAGGAACGTAAATTACGTCCAGGAAACGCGGAGCCACTGCGTGGATGAACTCTACGACTTGGTCTGGATAATGCGAGATATCCCCTGCCAACACGAGAACAGAATTCTGGTCTCGAATATCTGGCTCAAGGAACATATTAACCAACTTCTCGATCTTGGAACCATAAGCTCCGTCGATATGCAGGTCTGATGCTAGGCGAATGCTAATCATGATTTCATATGAGGTTTGCCCTGACGGAGGCAGCGTCGATCACTACGCTCCATCAGGAGTTCTGGGGTGACATCATCTGCAATGTCGTCGATATCGGGGAATTCCCGGTTATATCCAGATTCACCGGATGTGTAACCAGCTGGATATCCGAGGATGGTATATTCTACACATCCATAAATCTCCCAACCTTTGCTGCCCTTGTTTTTCAGCTTCGCCAGTGAACAGTTGCCGTTCTCGATCTTGCGAATCACGGTGATCTTGCGAGCCGTGTGCTTGATGTTACCGATGATGGTATTCTGCATAAGCTGACCGACAATCTTGTCATCAGTGTTGGAAAGGGTCAGTTGAGTTGCTTCAACGCGCAACATACGCAGCAGATTAGCAGCTGTTTTCGCGCTCATATAACCGACCTTGTACGAATTCTCAATGTCACGAACGTTCGTGTTGAACTGAGATACCCGAACACCAACTGCACGTTGCAGCGGCTTACTGTCCAGCTCGTTCAAACGGCGGACAAGGTATTGAGCGGCTGGCGTGCGCCCGAACGTAAATTTGTCGAGGTTCATAGTACCAAGTTATTTCCAAGTTTAAGGAAGTCTTCAATGTCCATACAGGTTTCTACCCGCGATGGGACGTATTCGGCGGTCTTAGCGTCGTAAACGTAACGCTGAACGTCCTTTAGCTTAGGCGCGATAGACGTCACGTAAATGTCGCTGATAGCGACCTCGAAGCAGGGTTGATTAAGGCAATCTACGACAAGGAATTTAATGTTCATAGACATATTATAACTCAACCTTCAATAAAAGTAAAACTACTGAGCCTTTTCACACTCATATAGCATAAAGATATTTTCTTCAAGGAGGTTGTTCTCCCTACAGAAGGCTTTCGCCCTCTCTTTGTTAGTGGCGAAACCAGCCGTATCACCAAGAGAATTGCGGATTCCATAACCAGCAAA